CAGAATCTTTGCTTTACCGATGAAGTTGGATCCATCTTGATAAAGTTCGGTGATGTTGTGTGAGACTCGGTCAAGATTGATGGTGGGACCATCTGGGTGGCCAAGTTCCCCAAGAGCACGACCACGAGAAATGAAATTCTCATGATAACGCGCAACCTCTTTAGCGAGAACGCGGGATTCATAAATGCGACCATTACGGTTCTTAATGTCACCTTGTAGGAAGGGACCTTTAATGTAGAAAGTCTTCTTACCTTCGTTCTCCTCAACGAGGAGTTCAACGGTTTCGATTTCTTCTCGGATAAGTTTCATGATACTCCTTATTCGGAATCAGTGGTGTCGATTTCTTCACCTTCACCTTCACCCGTCTCACCAGTCACACCAGAGAAGTATGCAGCGGCAACATCGGGTTTGATCTCATTGACAGCAGAATAAGAGCGGGACAGAAGTTCAGTATTGAGAACTTCACCCGCTTCAGTGTTCCTACCCTGAACAATCAAATCGATCAGTTCAGTAACTCTAGACATAATAAAAGAACGACTTTACCTTTTTATTTAGCGTAGTCTCTATTTGTCTTTTGCGGCAAACAGTTTAGTGATGTCAGTTTGCGGATCACCACTGAGATCTAGGTCACCTTCGGGTGGCATTCCCTCCTCAACTGGTTGCTCCTGTGGCATCTCCTCAGGTGGAACTTCTCCGCCTTCTTCGGGTGCTCCCTCTTCAGGTGCACCTTCCATGCCAGCATTAGGATCGGGGATAATACCGACATTGCGCTCATATGCAATTTGCTTATCGGTTTCATCAATCTGACCATCAGTCTGACCGAGGATGTCGTGACGGATTTGATAGGTGGAGAAATACTTACCAATGTAAGGTTCACACATCTGAGCAACCTGCAGTTTATTCTGCAGCATCTCCATGTCCTTCAGTTCGGAGAAGTGGTTGTCATAGACGTAGTCGAACTGGATGTGCTCCTTCATCTGGTCATACTCTTTGGGAGTAACGACACCTTTCAGGACCAACTGAGTCTTCAGGATGTCAACGAACAAATGGGAGAACTTCTTGCGCATGCGACCAACGAACTTGGAGAACTTAATCTCGTCGCGCAGGGTGTCGTCAGACTTACCAATCTGGAATCCACCGCCACCTTCACCCATACGTCCAACAGGAACGTTGAGTGACTTGTAGAGTTTGCTTTGGAAGTATTCCAGGTCAGCGAGCTCGCCGAGGTTCTGACCACCAGGGAGTGTGGTAACTTCAGTACCACGACCACCTTCACGGCGGGGAAGCCAGTAGTCTTCCAGCATAGACATCTGCTTCTTGCTGTCCTTGATCTCACCAGTTGCCTGGTCATAAGAGATCTTGGTGCGGTAACGACCCATAACATCTCGGAGGTATGCCTCTGCTTTCTGTTTGGGTAGGTTACCAACGTCAATGTAGAACAGACGACGCTCAGGTGCGCGCGCCATACGGTAGATAACGATGCTATCTTCCATCCAGCGCAGTTGGTTCAGCGACTTAATTGCCTTGTTGAGGTATGAAAGAACCTGACCAGTGTTACCGTCAACCAGACCAGAGGTAACATAGGTTACAGCGTCCTTAGCAATCTTGACGGTTTGGCTCTGTGTGCCACCACCATAACCACCGGTTTGCCCCATGTAGTTAATACCGCGCTTATTATAGAGGAAGTACTCCTCAATGCGGTTGGGGAATTCATTCTGACCACTACCAACCACGGCCGAGTCGCGGGAAGAATACGTAGCAGCATCACTACGGAGTGCGGGTTGGTTGCGGTGGTTCTTATACTCACGAATGGGTTTACACTTCAGCGCATCGATGTTGCGAATATCGGTGATGCCTCGCTCTGGATGGTTTAGGTCGATAACCTTATGGTAGAAGAGACGACCATCAACATACCAACGGCGGAACATCTCATGTGCCTTATTATCGAAGTCCAAAAGATGTAGGATGTATGAGAACTCCTCGCGGATAATGTTCTTAATACGATCCGACACATCCAGATTGGTAAGGTCGATGTTCACCGCAGAATCGTTATTATCGGAAACGATTGCCTCGTTGATGATATCCTCAATAGCACTATCCACTTCGGGGTGGAGTGCCATTGCGCGATAACGACGGATTAGTTCATAATCTTTGGTGGTGGAACCTTCGTTAAGGTTAACACCATACCCATAAAGACCGCCAGCAGCAACCGCAACGCCATCATCGGCGTTAGGTGGCACGGGCGACATCTTTTTAATTTGTTCTGGATCCTCTTTGTAACTAAAACCAAAGAGATTTCCTTGCTGGTTGGGATTCACAGTAATCTTCACAAGGTCGGTATGTGATTATTTATGCATGAAAAAAGGGGGTCGTTTTGACCCCCTCTGAAGTATTAAGTTGTATCAGGAAACGATTTCGTTCAGGTTGGCGGAAGGATCGCGTGCGACTGCGGAGGTGTAAGGATCTCCACTGTCAGCGGCGCTCCAGTACTGGACGTTGAACTGAACATCGTACTCTTCGACGGTGTCAGTGCTGTTGAAGTCCAGACCAATTTCACCGACGACGGAGGGCCAGATACCTTCAAAGCGATAAGCGCGAAGTTGCTGACCATCACGATCGAGTTGGCGAACGATGGCGGAAGCGAAGTAATCGTTCAGAGTGTTGGAACCCAGAGCATAGTTATGGTTCTGGATGCGCTCAGACCACTCCTCGAAAGCCTTACGAAGACCGAAAGACACATCGTTGACGACGGTGATGTTCCAATCTGCAAATGTGCGATCACCGGAAACCTTAAGTTGGCGACCACGGAAAGGAACGTTGATCACGCCAACGTTGGATGCAGGCAGAGAAGCTGCCTTGATGAGGAATGTACCCTCGTTTGTGGCGAGAGTAGGATCAGGAACGACAGTCTCGGGGAAAGTCATTTCCACCTCAAACATGGTGGGGCGAACCCCACCACCCTGAAGCACTGCCTTGAAATCTTCAATAGAACGTTGTGACATTGTATTTTACCTTAGGGTGATGGGGAACGATCAGGAGCCGCGGAAGAGACCGACAGACTCGTCGAAGGTCACGCCCGTCTTGGTGGCGATAAAGTTCAACGTGATGAAGTTAATCGACTTGGCAGGTTTGATGTAGATGTCAGCAATGAACTCGTTGCGGTCAATGACCTCAGGAGTATTGTTGGTCTGGTCACAAACAACCAGGAAGTCGTACATACCACGCTTTGCTTGAACGTCACGCAAGAATGGGTTGACATTGTTCTTGAACAGCGAACGAGTAACATCGTCGTTGAACTCAAACAGACTGGTGCGAGCGATCTTGGCGATCTCCTTCTCGATGACCAGGAACAACTTACGAACGTTGATACGGTCGAAAGCGGAGGAGTAACCCAGAGCAGTCTTGTCACCGAAGAGGATGGTGCCTTCACCAGGGAAGGAGACAACGGGGTTAACGCGAGCGGGGTACAGTTCGTCACGCTGCTTTTGTGTGGGGTTGTAAGGCAGTTTGACGACGTTGCGGATTTGTCCACGGGACAGACCAGCAGGAGAGTACCAGGGTTCAGCAGTCAGGGAGGTGTTAACCATCAGACCAGCAATGTCACCATTCAGAGGCACATAGCGGTAGCGATCGTTGAAGCGATCATACATGTACTTATAACCACTGTCAAGAACAGCATAGGAAGTGGAAGACAGTTCCTGTGCCCACTCAACAATGTTGTCGGTGATAGTCTCAGCATCAGGTTGACCGATGGTGGCGTAACGAGGAGCGGAGAGGAAAGCGATACAGTCCTTACGCTCTTCAACAACAGAGATGATGAAGTTGTGCTTAGCGACGGTGTCGTCTTGGGTACCCAATGAAGGACCGGCAAGAACGTAGTCGAGGTTAGGCAGTGCTTCAGTCGTCAGCATGTTGTATGAGTCTTGGAGTTCACCCAAAGACACATTGAAGTTGTCAACACCATACTGCAGAGTGTAACTCTTGACATCGATGTATTCGCAGTTGACGCCATCTGCAATCTGAGTACCAACTGCACTCAAACCAGTGTTTAGACCTGCCAGTTCATCACCAGGAAGAACATGGTTGGCGAAGAGGTAAGCGGCGCGGTTGTTGATGACATCAATGTAGTAATTCAGTTCACCCTCTTGGGTAACTGCACCACGGAGTTTAGAAACACCGAAGAATGACTCAAGAGTATTACCCTTGGTTCCAGTGAACTCACCAGTTGCATCATAGATGATGATGTTCAGTTCGTCGTTCAGTGCGCCACGATCCAGTGCATTAGGAGTGGTGCCAGGACGGGAGGCGAAGCGATACCAGGGCACACCTGCGAATGCTTCTTGCTGTGTATACCAATCACCAGCGGCTTGGAGTTGGAACAGGTTAGTACCATCAGTGAAGAGGTCATCTTCAGCGGGAGTCCACTTAGCGACCCACAGATCCAGACCTGCGGAGTAGATGTAGGTGGTACCCAGAGGTGAAGTAGCGCGAGTGTTAGCAGCAGGAGATGCGCTCCAACCATACTCAGCTGCGGCAACCTGTGCCTTGGTCAGACTGTCAGCAACGAAAACAGAATCGAGGTTAAAGTCGCTGTTAACTTCGTAGAGTTTGAAAGTACCGACACCCTCAACAGCAGTAATAGGATCAGACTCCTCAGCACCACTGATGGTCAGAGTGTTGTTTGTAGCGGCAGTGAATGCACCGGATGCAACCACAATGGTATACACACCAGCGGCAACACGAACAACATAACCGATCGCGCCGGTGGGACTACCATCGGTGTACATCTCAACGCGCTGACCCTCAGTGAACTCAGCAGTCAGACCACCCTGAGCGGCAGCAACCTTAATGTACTCACCAATTTCGAGACCGTCAACTGCGGCTTGGTCGAATGCGGTGTTATCAGCAACAGGATCACCCGATGCTTCAGTAACGATACCGGTGGACTTCAGAGACATCTGATAGTCTGCACCGTGGTCGATCACAGCAACAGCAAGGCCGTTGGCCCAGGTGCCGGGGTTACGTGCAATGAACTTACCAGGTGCGGAGGAAGACTGATACCAGTTCTCAAGGAAGTCCTCTTCGTTCTTAACATAAACGTACTCATCCGAAGGATCGGTAACGATCTCGTCGGTTGCGTTCTTCATGGTCTGGAGGAATGTACCAGACGAGTCACCCACTGCATCATCGCAGCGAACAACATAGCAGACGCCGCCGTACTCCAAGAAGTTGGAGATCGTCCACCAGTATTCATAGTTGTCGTCGGTGGGATCACCGAAGACACGTTGTAATTCAGCTTCCGTGTTGATAAGAACGAGTTCTCCAACAGGTCCACGGGCGAAAGGACCAGCGAAAGCACCAATGTTGGTAGTGATAGCATCACTCGTTCCCCTAGTAAGATCAACCTCGTTGACTACTACACCGGGGGAAGCTGTTTTGATAACCATTGTTAGCTCCCGAATATTTGATATTCACTTTTATTTAGATATCTTCGATCTTTGAGTGTGGTGCGGGATTAAGATTTAGTGGAAACCGAACCGTTCATTTTTGCTCAGATCCTTGTGTATGACTGGAATCTTATTCCGCAGCACATCACCACCAGTCTGTGTTCGCTTGGCCCCACTCCCAGTTGCCCATAGAGGTGCCATATTCACTGCTGGATGACCACACTTCTCCGTCGGCAACGAACTGATCAGAACCGCCAGTTCCATCGTCAATGAAACCAAAAGGCGACAAGTCGGCTTCTAGGCTGTCCTTATCCTTTTCATAGAGTTCCTTACGGATACTCTGATCTGTCATCTCCTTGAAGTAGTTCTGTGCCACCGCCCAAGCATAGATAACCATACACATAACCATGTCATCATGACATCCGTCTTCAGCAGCAAACGAGTTGCGCCGTTCGATGAAAGTTGTGAGTTCATTGATAATATTGAAGTCATTGAAGACCACCTTATCAGATTCAATCATCTGCTTAAGGTTAGATGTTCCGATCTTCTTAGGGTTTGCTGCCATCTTCAGACCCAGTTGAGTCTTACCGCCAGAGAACCCCTGACCCAGAACCTGGCCAGCACGACCACGCATGGAAGTCATCAGAAGGTTCTCGTATTCCATATCATAATAGATAATGGATGCAACCTGATCACCGATATCATTAACTTCACAAAGAATCCATGCCTTATTATATTGCTTTGCCACCTGAACAATGATATCAGGGTAGAGCATGGGTTTAATTTGATTATTCCTATACTTACCAACAACCTTATGCGGGTAGGATGTAATATCAACAATAATAAAGGCAGAGTAGTCGAGTTTCATACCACGACTAACATCAACCGTCATCAGATACTCATGATCTTTCTGTGGTTTCTCATAG